TCTTCCGATCTGAGGAGGCCAGATTTAATTTTACTCTATAACAATTACCGCTTACCTTACTAAAATCTAATTCGATCTTAAGGTTCTCAGCAATATAACAAAGCTTACCGATAAAGTTGGTAACTCCTCTCGTATTATATATTTTCATTTTTATACCTCATAGTTGTTTTATGACTTTGAACGTCAAAAGAATTTTATTAACACCAAATTTCAATCCTTTGTTATCCTATCACCATCAAAAGTCGGGTGTTGGTTTAAAATCACATTCAAAGTCATATAACCTTATCGGTTATAATTATGGCAATAATAAGACAATATATGCCTTAATTTAGACATAATATAAATTTAATTTACATTAAAACAATTATGAAATTTAAGTATAATAATGGGGGTTCAAAGTTTAAAGAAAGACGAGATTGTGTAATAAGATCAATCGCAATAGCGACTAATCAAGATTACATGAAAATTCTTAACGACTTTAAATCATTAATGAAAGAACCCCCATATAAAGGAGTTCCAAAAAAAATTTATAAAAAGTATTTAAAAGATATTAAATGGCGTTGGGTTCCAACTATGTTCATTGGTTCTGGTTGTAAGGTCCACATGAACGATAAAGAATTACCAAAAGGCACATTGATATTAAGCACATCAAGACACTTAACGTGTGTTATAGATCATGTAATTAATGACACCTACGACCCAAGTAGAGAAGGCAAGCGTTGCGTTTATGGTTATTGGTTAAAAGATTAAAGTTGGATTTTCCACATACAAGCGACATGCGCCAACCCCGCATATATAAACGGCAACAATACTTACCTATTAAGTTAATTTATTACCATCCCGGTATAGTGATAAGAAAAGATTATCAGTCATAATTAATTTATGCTGTAGCTTTTTGCGGTTTTTGCTTTTGTATTATGGGGGTATACCCCTAGCATGCGCCTATGTTTTATATATATATATACATGGGACTCGAGGACTCCCTTACACACAGCCACCCTTTGACAGACCTTTAAATATAAACTAAATATAGTATATGGATGAATTTACTAAACAAGATTTAGAATCAATATGCTTTGTAGAAAAAGAAACAAATGATGTAGTATTAATGTTTCAAGGTTTCTCAAATGAAAGCTCTGCGCATTTATTTATTACATTTGCAATGCTTTGTTTAGGATTTGATTATAAACCTACTGAAGATAGACCTAGTAAAACAATCCATTAGTTATGGATATTAAAATACCTTACACACCTCGTAGGCATCAGGCTTACTTACATAAACAAATATCTAAATTTAGATGGTCCGTCTTAGTTTGTCATAGAAGATTTGGCAAAACTGTGTGTATGATTAACCATTTAATAAGATCAGCACTTACATCTAAAAACAAAAATCCTAGGTTTGCCTATATTTCGCCAACATTCAAACAATCAAAAGCTATTGCTTGGGACTACATGAAACAGTTTACCGCCAAGATACCTTACACAAAGTTCAACGAAACAGAACTGAGAGTTGATTTACCAAATGGCTCTCGTATCACCTTGCTAGGCTCCGAGAACTCGGATAGCTTAAGAGGTATATACCTTGATGGCTGCGTAATTGATGAGTATGCAAACGTAACCGAAAAGCTATTTCCTGAAATAATTAGACCGGCTCTAAGTGATCGTAAGGGGTATTGCGTCTTTATAGGTACACCCCAAGGCATGAATAATAATTTTTATGATTTATACCAACATGCTCAAGGAGCTGAAGATTGGTTTCAATACAAAGCAAAGGCTAGCCAAACAAAGATAGTAGATAAAGAAGAGTTGACCAAAGCAAAAGAGGTTATGGGTGAAAAGAAGTTTTTGCAAGAGTTTGAATGTGATTGGATTGCAAACATAGAAGGTGCAATCTATGCAGATGAACTAGCAAAAATGGAAAACAAAAGGCAGATAAGCAGAGTTCCTTATGACCCTAGTCTACCAGTATCAACCGCATGGGACTTAGGAGTATCAGATCATAGTGCTATAATATTTTATCAACAATTAGGAAGAGCTATAAATATTATTGATTACCATGAGGAAAGAGGCAAAGGATTACCACACTATGTACAAATGATTAAAGACAAAGATTATGTTTATAAAGATCATTTTGCTCCACACGATATAGAAGTTACCGATTTTAGTAATGGTAAGACCCGAAGAGAGGTCGCCTATCAATTAGGTATTAGGTTCAGAGTAGTCCCCAAAATACCATTAGAAGATGGTATACATGCAACTAGCATGATATTACCTAGGTGTTGGATTGACGTTGACCATTGCAAAAATCTAATAGATGCGTTAAGACATTACCATCGGAAGTATATTGATAAAAATAGAATGTTTAGATCAAAGCCGGTACATGATTGGAGTTCACATGCTTGCGATGCCATGAGGTATCTAGCAATAGGATTACAAGAATTAAATACTAGACAAGTTGCACCACAAAGTGTAGCAGATAATAGTTATAGGATTATATAGATTATGAGTTTTTTAACACCAAAGATGCCAGCGTTACCACCGGTTCAACCGCCACCAGAGCCACCAAGCACAGAATTAAGTGAATCAGAAAAAGAAAGAATAGCAAAAGAACAAGCTGAAATTGAAAGAAAACGTAGAGGTAGAAAGGCAACAATACTTACATCACCATTAGGTGTTCAAGAAAGCGAAGAGTCAAAATTAAAAACTTTATTAGGATCATAATGTTTAAATTTATTAAAAAACTTTTTACACCCAAAAAACAAAAGGATGAGCATATAGAATTATTTGAGGAGTTTCCTATTTCCGATATACAAGTTTTTGATGACTCAAGCACAGATAAAACATTTGAAAACGAAACTAAAAAAAAAGTAAAAGAAACTAAAGAAACAAAATCATCATCAACATTTGGAGTATAATTATGGGAGGATCATTTAGACCAAAAAGACCAACACCACCACCACCACCGCCAAAGCCAACTCCGACCAAAGCTGAAGTTTCACAATCTGATCCTTCACCTACAGGTTATGACTCAAGAAAAACAAAAGCTAGAGGTAGATCATCAACTATATTAAGTGGACCAGTTGGTGTTGAACAAGAAGTAACTTTAGGTAGAAAAACTTTATTAGGATATTAAATGGCAAAAACAGATTTAACAAAAAATTTACTTGCACGTTTTGATAAGTTAAAAACAGGTAGACAAAATTGGGAAACGCATTGGCAAGAAGTTGCAGATTATATGCAACCAAGAAAAGCTGATGTAACAAAAACTAGATCAAGAGGTGATAAGCGAACAGAATTAATTTTTGATTCTTCTCCAATACAAGCTGTAGAATTGTTAGCAGCATCCCTTCATGGAATGTTGACTAACCCTTCTACTCCTTGGTTTACATTAAGATATAAAAATCAAGATTTTCAAAATGATGATGAAGCAAAACTTTGGTTAGAAGGTGTAACAGACGTTATGTATACAGCTTTTAATAGATCAAACTTTCAACAAGAAATATTTGAATTGTACCATGACCTTATAACATTTGGTACGGCAGCTATGTTTATAGAAGAGGATCAAGAAGATTTATTAAAATTTTCAACAAGACATATTAATGAAATATTTATAACTGAAAACAACAAAGGTAGAATAGATACAGTATTTAGAAAATTTAAAATTACTACAAGAGCAGCAGTACAACAATTTGGTACAGCAGTATCTCAAGATATAAGTAAACAAGTAGACAAAGATCCATACAACGATATTGAAATATTACATGCAGTATATCCAAGAGATGACTTTGATCCTTCAAAAAGAGATCAAAAGAATATGCCTTTTGAATCTGTATACATAGAATATAAAAATGGAAATGAATTATCAGTATCAGGTTTCAAAGAATTTCCATTTGTAGTTCCAAGATATTTAAAAGCATCACATGAAATTTATGGTCGTTCACCTGCGATGACCGCATTACCAGATGTAAAAATGTTAAATGAAATGTCAAAGACAACAATTAAAGCAGCACAAAAACAAGTAGACCCACCATTACTTGTTCCTGATGATGGTTTTTTATTACCGGTTAGAACTGTACCGGGAGGGTTAAATTTTTATAGATCAGGAACTAGAGATAGAATTGAACCATTAAATATTGGTGCAAACAATCCTCTTGGTTTAAATATGGAGCAACAAAGAAGAGATGCAATTAGAGCTGTGTTCTATGTAAATCAACTTATGATGCAACAAGGTCCACAAATGACAGCAACAGAAGTTATCCAAAGAAACGAAGAGAAGATGAGATTGTTAGGTCCTGTTCTTGGTAGACTACAATCAGAATTATTAAAACCTTTAATAGATAGATGCTTTGCAATTCTATTTAGAAATAATCATTTTGTTCAAGCACCTGAATTTTTATCAGGTCAAGATGTAGAAATAGAATATGTATCACCATTAGCCAAAGCACAAAAATCTACAGAATTATCATCAATAACTAGAGCAATAGAAATATTAGGTTCACTTGCAAATGTTGCACCAGTATTTGATTATGTAAACTTTGATGCTTTAGTAAAACATGTTGCAGACTTAGTTGGAGTTCCACAAAAAATATTAAAACTTCAATCTCAAGTTAATGCAGAACGTGAAGCTAAAGAAGAACAAGCAGCACAAATGCAACAGATGCAACAATTACAACAAGTAGCGAAAGCTGGAGGAGATGTAGCACCGCTTGCTAAAGTATTGCCTGAAGAGGCAAGAGCTATAGCAAATGCTGAAGCGGAATAGTATGGACACAAAAGAAATAGAAAAAAAACTAAAACAACTTAAAACAGATTACAAAACAGTATTCAACACAGACGAAGGTCAAAGAGTTTTGTCTGATCTTGAAAAACGATGCCATTTTTTGACTACCACAAATATAAAAGGTGATAGCCATGAAAGTGCATACTTAGAAGGACAACGCAGCGTCTTTCTATTTATTAAACAAATGCTGCTATCAAAGGAAACATAATGTCAAAAGAACAGATAACACAAGAAACTGTGCCTGTAGAAAAGACATCTACAGAAGCACAACCACAAGCAACACAAACAACTGTTGCTAATGCAGACACACCAATCTCTTCTACCACAACAGAGCAACCAACTGTTGCTAAAAGTTGGAAAGAAACAATTTCAGAAGAGTTTAGAACTGATCCAAACATACAAAAATTTACAGAGATAGATGCACTTGCAAAGTCATATATCAATGCAACTAAAATGATTGGACAAGATAAAATGGTTGTGCCAAATAATAATTTTACTGAGGATCAATGGAGTGATGCTTATAGTAAAATGGGTAGACCAGAAAGTGCTGATAAATATTCTTTGAATATAAAATCAGATGTAATTCCTTTTGAGGAAACTGCTATTAAGTCTTTTCAAGAACAAGCACATAAACTTGGTTTAAATAATCAACAAGCTCAAGGCGTTCTTGATTTTTATAAAAATACTACTGAAGGTTCTATACAACAATCTAAAGTAGATACAGAAACTGCTCAAGCTCAAGCTCAACAATCTTTGAGACAAGAGTGGGGTAGAGAATATGATGCAAACATTTCAAAAGCTAAATCATTAGCAAAAGCAAACGTAAGTGCTGAAGTTTTATTAATGGAACTAAAAGATGGAACTAGAGTAGGAGATCATCCTGAGATAGTAAAAGGCTTTGCAAAGATTGCTAATCTACTATCTGAAGATAAAATAGTTTCTACAGAAGCTGAAAACATGGATAGATCAACAGATATTCAACAAGAAATAGATCAGATAATGAATGATAAAACTGGTCCTTATTGGAATAAATCTCACCCAAATCACGATAAAACTGTGCAACAAGTTTATACTTTACGGGAGATGTTGAGTGGAACCAAGTAATCATCTTAATGACAAAGAGTTAAAACTTGAGGTTTTAAGGATAGTTGTAGAGTCTGGTTCAATAAATCAAAAAGAAAACCCCTTGCCAATTTGTGAAAAATATTATAATTGGATTATAGGTAAGACAATTCGTAAGAACCTTACTGGCAAGAAGGAATAGACTCTAGTCTAAAAGACTTAAAATCCAAGAGATGCCTGCGTAGGCGGATAACTTCTCTGATTGTTTTAAATAAATGATAACAATGGGAGACTAATATGTCATCACAAATAACTACAGCATTTGTCCAGCAGTATTCTGCTAACATTCAAATGTTGTCTCAACAAATGGGATCGTTATTAAGAGACAAAGTTCGTCTTGAATCTGTTGTCGGAAAAAATGCTTTCTTTGACCAAGTCGGGAAAGTAACTGCTGTTTTAAAAACTAGCAGACACTCTGACACTCCACAGATCGACACTCCGCATGCTAGAAGAAGAGTATCTCTTGCGGATTACGAATTTGCGGATTTAATAGATCAACAAGATAAAGTAAGACTCTTGATAGACCCGACATCTTCTTATGCTCAAGCTGCTGCTATGGCAATGGGTAGAGCTATGGATGATGTAGTAATAACTGCGGCTTTGGGAACTGCCTTTACTGGTGAGACGGGAAGTACATCTACTTCTTTACCAGCAGGACAGAAAATAGTGGAGTCAGGTACAGCAGGTTTAACTATTGCTAAATTAAGAACTACAAAAGAAAAGTTCGACTTAGCAAGTGTAGACCCGTCAATACCGAGATTCATTATTGTTTCTCCAAGACAAATCAACGATCTATTAGGAACTACTGAAGTAACAAGTTCTGATTTCAATACTGTTAAAGCATTAGCAAATGGTGAAATCAACTCGTTCTTAGGTTTTAACTTTATAGTATCAAACAGACTATCTATCGCATCTTCTAAAAGAAAATGTATTGCTTTCGCACAAGACGGCATCACATTAGCGGTTGGTAAAGATGTTCAAGCTAGAATAGACGAAAGAGCAGACAAATCGTATGCTACTCAAGTTTACTATTGCATGAGCATTGGCGCAACTCGTATGGAAGAAGAAAAAGTGGTAGAAGTTCAAGCACACGAAGCGTAATAGAAGGAGGATAAAATATTATGGCAAATTCAATTCAACAAGCGAAAATTGCTGCAACTCCTTCAGAGAAAGTAAAGACTAACGAACTTGCAGGTAGAGTTCGTGTAGCTTTTGCTGAATACGAAGCGGGTGGCGAGCAATCAACTATACACATGTTTAGTTTACCTAATGGAGCTAGAATCCTTGGTGGTAGACTTGCACATGATGCACTAGGTTCATCAACTACATTGTCAGTTGGTCATAACGCATACATTGATTCATCAGGATCAACAGTTGCGCTTGACGTTGACGAGTTTAAAGCGGCTGCTTCTTCAGCATCTGCTTCATCTGCTGCTATTGCAACAACAATAGCTTTAGGTGAAAACTCAGTTGTGAACGCTGATAAAGATGGTATTCCGGTTTCTGTAACTATTGCAGGAGCTAATGGTACTGGAACTATTCAGTTGCACATGACATACGTTGTAGACTAATAACTAGATAAGATAGGGGAGAAATCCCCTATCTTTTAAATAAAATTTATATTATAAGAATTTATGGCATCTATAGTAGACATTAACAATGCAGCGTTAAATCAGTTGGGAGCATCAACAATACTTTCACTTACAGAAGATTCAAAAAATGCTAGAATTTGTAATGCTAGATATACACAAATAAGAGATGCAGTTTTCAGATCACATCCTTGGAATTGTTTACAAAAAAGATTAGAACTTTCATCATCAACTACAACACCAGCATGGGGTTATAGTTTTCAATATGATTTGCCGGGAGATTGCTTAAGATTATTGAGAATTTTAGATTATGATTCAGACCATAAAGTAGAAGGTAGAAGTATTTTGTCAAACAACTCTTCTATGAAAATACTTTATGTTTCAAGAGTTACTGACCCTAACCAATATGATGAGTTGCTAAGAGAAACATTAGCAGCAGCAATAGCTGCTGACATAGCTTATGCAATTACATCAAACAATACAACTCAACAAAACATGATAAATCTTTACCAAAACAAATTAAGAGATGCTAGATTTGTTGATTCAACAGAAGGTTACAATACAACTCAAGAAGATGGAATGACCGATGTTATAGATGCAGGTACGTTTATTAACTCAAGGTTTTAATACATGGCTAGGGTAGCTGCACAACTTACAAATTTTACTGCGGGTGAATTATCACCTAGATTAGATGGTAGAAATGATTTAGCAAAATATCCAGCAGGATGTAAAACTCTTGAGAATATGGTTGTATTTCCACATGGTGCAGCAGCTCGTAGACCGGGAACTCAATTTATATCTGAAGTAAAAACAAGTGCTAACAAAACAAGATTAATACCTTTTGAATTTTCAACAGTACAAACTTACGTTCTTGAATTTGGTAATCAGTATATGAGAGTTTATAAAGATAAAGCTCAAGTTTTATCAGGTGGTTCTGCTTTTGAAATATCAACTCCATATTTAACAGCAGAATTATTTGACATTAAATTTGCACAAAGTGCCGATGTAATGTACTTAACACACCCAAGTCATTCAACAAGAAAATTATCAAGAACAGGTCATACATCTTGGACATTAACAGAAGTTGATTTTACCAATGGTCCTTTTTTAGATACAAACATATCAACAACAACTTTAACACCAAGCGGTACAACAGGTTCAGTTACAATCACAGCATCTGCTAATACTTTTGTTTCTACAGATGTAAATAGATTAGTTCGTATAGGTGATGGTATTGCAAAGATTACAAATTTTAATTCAGCTACATCTGTTACAGCAACAACGTCTACAGATTTTGCAAATACAAACGCATCAACAAATTTTTCATTAGGAGCTTTTTCAACTACTACAGGCTTTCCATCTTGCGTAACATTTTTTGAACAACGATTAGTATTTGCTGCAACAGTAAATAATCCACAAACAATTTATTTTTCTAAATCTGGTGATTATGAAAACATGGATGCAAACATTGGTGGTACTATTAAAGATGATGATGCTATTGTTTATACTATTGCATCAAACCAAGTAAACGCTATTAGATTTCTTTCACCAACAAGAACTTTAATTATAGGCACTGCGGGAGGAGAGTTTGCAGTATATGGGGGAGGGGATAACGATGCTATAACTCCAACTAATATAATTATTAAAAGACAATCTAATTTTGGTGCAGCTAATGTAGATGCTGTACCAGTTGGTAACGCCACTTTATTTTTACAAAGAGCTAGAAGAAAAATTAGAGAACTTGCATATAATTTTGATGTAGATGGTTATATTGCACCTGATATGACTATACTTGCAGAACATGTAACTGAAGGTGGTGTAACTCAAATGGCTTATCAAGATGAACCGCTTGCAATACTATATGTTGTAAGAGGTGATGGTGAATTAGTTGCTTTGACTTATCAAAGAGATCAACAAGTTACAGCTTGGCATAGACATATATTCGGTGGTGTTTTTGGAACAGGTAAAGCTGTATGTGAGAGTGTTGCTGTTATTCCAACAGATGATACAGAATATCAAGTATATGTTATTGTTAAAAGAACAATTAATGGATCAACTAAAAGATATATTGAAGTTTTAAATACATTTGATTTTACAGAAACAGATAATACAACATTTAATTTTTTAGATAGTCAATTAAATTATGATGGTGTTTCAACAACACTTAATGGTAATATTTCTAATTCAGTAACTACAATAGCATTAACAGATGCAAGTAGTTTTAGTAGTGCAGGTAAGATAAAAATTAATAATGAAATTATTTCTTATGCGGGTAAATCAACAAATAATTTAACAGGATGTACGAGAGGTGTAAATTCAACAACTGCTGTGGCTCACACATCTGGCGCAACAGTAGATCAAGTTCTTGAAACAGTAACAGGTCTTTCACATCTTGAAGGACAAACAGTTTCTATATTAGCAGATGGAGCAACACATCCCACAAAAGTTGTAAGTTCAGGTTCAATAAGTTTAGATAGAGCTTCAAAAAAAGTAAAAGTAGGTTTAAGTTATACTTCAATATTACAAACTATGAGAATAAATGCAGGCTCACAAAATGGAACAGCTCAAGGTAAAACAAAAAGAATATACGAAGTAACTGCAAGATTATTTGAATCAGTAGGAATTGAAGTAGGACCTGATCTTAATAACATGGAAAGAGTACCATTTAGAACATCCTCTGACCCAATGGATCAAGGAATACCACCATTTACAGGTGATAAAGAAGTAGAATTTAGGGGTAATTTTGAAACTGATGGTTTTATATTTGTAAGACAAACTCAGCCTTTACCTTTGACAGTTTTATCGTTATACCCAAGGTTAGTAACAAATGATGGATAATATACTATATATAGTACCATACACTAAAGAACATGGAGATTTTATTTTGTCTTGTCAAATGAATCATAATATTTTGGAAAGAGATAGGAAGTTTATAGAGGATGGAAAAAACCTATTAGAACCAAATTTATCCTTTACAGGACTAATTGGTAAGAAACCAATCTTTGCTGCTGGTATGAAAATGATTTGGGGAAAAGTAGCAGAAGGTTGGGTTATAGCAACTTCAGATGTTTGGGATCATCCATTATCAGTTGCTAAAGCTATTAAAAAAGATTTTGCAAGAATTGCAAAACAAAATGATATTACTAGAGTTCAAACAGCAATCAGAGCAGACTTTATAAAAGGTAAAAGATTTGCTGAATGGCTTGGTTTAGAAAATGAGGGACTTATGAAAAAATATGGTTATGATGGTTCAGACCAATACAGATATGCGAGGGTTTTCTAATGGCTCCAGCGTTACCTTATATTGCAGTAGGTACTTCTGTATTAGCAGCAACTCAAGCATCTGCTATAGGAAAATTTAATCAAGCTGTTCTAAATAGAAATGCTCAAGTTGCAGAACAAGAAGCAGATCAAGCAAGAAAACTTGGTTATTATAATATTCAAAAATTTAATCAACAGTTTGAAAAATTACAATCAAAAACAAAAGTAGGTCTTTTAAAATCTGGTGTTGAATTATCAGGAACTGCTTTAAAAATTTTACAATCAAATGCAGAGCAAGCTGAATTAAATAGAGATGTGATAGAATATAATTCTAATGTTGCAGCAGCAAGAAAATTAGAGGAAGCAAACTTTGCAAGAATAACTGGTAATCTTAGAAGAATGGAAGGTAGACTTGCAGCATTAGGTTATATAAGTCAAGCTGGTACAAGTTTAATGAGTACAAATCAAGTATTTGGTGGAGGATCACCGCAAGGACAATTTGGTTCTACAGCTAACAATATAACATTTAGTAATTATTCATAATGGTAAAGATACCCACATATACTGCTGACACAGCTCCAACTGAACAAGTTTCAAGTGTTAAATCCAACATAGCAGTTTCACCAAGCAGTTCGCTTGCAGCAACATTATTACCAGCAGCTAAAGATGTTGAAAAATATTTTATACAAGAAAAAATTATTTCTAATAAAGTTGAGGGTGGTAAATTATTAGCAGACGCAAATCAAGAGTTATATGAAGCACAACAAAAAGCTAATTTAAAAAGTACACCTCAAGAAGGAATGAATTATTTTAACAATAGATATAATGAAGTAATATCTAAATATAAATCAAAAGGGAGCAATAATTATATTCAAAGATATTTTGAGTTAAATATGAACTCAAATAGACCATCTTATACAAATAATATTTTAAAAACTACTAGAGCAAATATGGTCAAAACAAGAGTAGATCAAGTTGATTTAAGAGTTCAAAATAAAATAATAGCTGGAACTATAGCAGGAGGTAATTTTGATTTTGAAACTTTAACACAAAGTGTATTACAAGATTATAGAGAATTAGTTGATGAAGGAATTATCGGTGAATCAGATTTTCAAATTGTAAAACAAGGTTTACCTCAAGAAATAGAAATAGGATTAATTAGAAATATTGCAAAAAATAATGCTGCTGAAGCAATAGTTATTTTATCAGACCCAACCCAATTAAAACAAATACCTAGTTCTGAAAAACGAAAGCTAGTTACAGAGTTTGGTGCATTACTTAAAATTCAAGAAGATGTAATAAAAAATTCAAACTCAAAATTTCAATTAAATTCAATGAAAACAATAGTGGAAAAATTCCAAACTACTGATACTATAGGAATATCAAAGGAAGAATTAGAAAATTTTAAAAATGGCGACATTGAATTTGATAATCAAGTTGATGAACTTAATAACAAAATCATCAATAAAAAGTTTAGCACTGATACAAATTTTGATACTAACACCGATATAATTTCAAAAATTTATGATGGAACTATAACAAACTTAACAGATAAATTTTTACTTGCGAATGAGACAGAACCAAAAAGTATCATTCAAAGATCAGGTGAAGGTTCTATTAACTTAAATGATGTTAAGTATCTAAGTACAGTTTTTACGAGAAGTAATAATGAACAGTTTAAACAAGAGGATCAAGTTTTTTTTAAATTTGTAAATGACTTACAACCTTTGTTGCAAGGTAATAGTTTTATTAATTTTTTTGATAAACAATATAATTTTAAAGCAAGCACACTAAGACAGACTCTTTACAAAAGATATGTAGATGGATTATTCAAAGGTGAAACACCTGAAAATCTAACAACCCCAAGCAATGAAAATTATATCGCAAAAGATATTACAAGTTATTTACCAAAAACAGCAGACTTAGATAAAATAGTTATTGATATGGCTGGAGGTGAAATATTACCAAATGGTTTTCCTGTTAGAGAAAATGGGGAAGATGCAAATACTTATCTTTCAAGACTTGAAACTTTTAATGAGGATGAAACTGATTTAAATTTAATAACAGAAGAAAATCCGGGAATTGTCAAACTATGGAGCAGATATTATCAAACAGATGAAAGTCTTTTGAAAGAAGCTAGTGCTTTGAGAAATCTATCTCTTGAAAAAAATATTCCTGAAATAGCAAAAAAAGCAATAGATACCGCAGCTACAATTTTTGAAGGTGATGGAGGATTTACTAAAGAAACTTTAAAAAGTTATTTAAGTGATATTGGACAAATTGAAACTAAATATGAAACCAAAATTCAAAAAGGTATAACTGTAGAAAGAACTAAATTTGGCGCAAGATCATATTGGCAAATAGAAGTTACAACTGCAAAAGACTTATTAGAAAATGCTTCACGTTTGTTTGGTGAAAAATTTGAAAAACAATTTGGTAATTACAAAGGTAATTTTAAAACTGCAAGAGAAGGATTATTAAATTTATCTGATAAAGAATTAACATTAATAATAGAAAAAGATGATGCTTTAGGTGCATCATTTGCTGCTGCGATTATCGTATCAAGATTTGAGTAATATGAAACTAGGGGATCAAAAAACTGCATTACAAGAAGCTGGTTTTTCTTTTAAAGAAATAAACGATTGGCAAAAAGATAAAATTACTAAGTTAAGTAAAGGTGGCTATAATAATTTAGAAATAGCTCAAGAGTTTAAATCTGTGCCAGATGACAAACCTTTCATAGAATATTGGCAAGGTGTTACTCAAGAAATAAAAGATGAACTATATGATAAAGATGAAATTGTTTCACCTGATGATGAAATGCTTTACAATGATTTACAAAGAGAAGGAAATCCAAAATCTTTAAAAGAAATAGTTGTTGGTCAAAAATTTAATAGTCAAGATATTTGGGATAGAGGTGCAGGTAAAACATTATGGAGTTTAGGTAAAAGATTTGTAGATGAAAAAGGTTTACCTGAGTTTATATCAAATCCTGAAGAGCCTGAAGATTATACATGGTTTGAAGGATTATTAGAGCATGCACTAACACTTGGTTTTGATGCACCCTTTTATGGTTTGAGTTATTTTCCGGGTTTTTTAACAACAGCAAATCCTATTGCTGGAGCTTTTACTGCTGGCGCAATACCATCCGCAGCTAGAGCTACAATAATTGAAGGTTTAGAACAACAATCTTATGGACAGCCTGTTGATACTCTTAAAAATTTTTTAAAGGTAGGAGTACAAGAAGGAATAAAAGGTGGCACACAATTAGCAGTTACTGCTTATGCACCACAACTAAGATTAACACCGGGTGGTCCACAACTCGGAGAAAAATATTTAACAAGATTTCTTTCACAACTTACAGCTTTTGAAGGTTCTGGTGCAATATTAAATCAACAGTTACCAAGTGCAAAACAATTTAGTTACTCTGCTGTTTTATTTAGTGGTCTTGGAATAATACAACCAAAAAAAACTATGGAGACTAGAACCAAAAAAATATATACAGATACAGGAAAAAAACCAAATCAACTTTTTACAGATGCCATTAAAGATAGAACTATATTAGAAGATGTATCATCAAGAAGTTACATCAGAGCTTTTAAAAATTTACTTACAAGAAAAACTGTAGAAAAAGAAGCAAAAGAGCAAACAAATTTTCAATTCAAAGAACCATTAGATATTGCTGCTGCAAAAAATATTGCGAAAACAGATAAAGTTTCAATGCTCTCAAAAGAAAGATTACTTGAAATGGGTAAAACTGCAAAAGAAATTAAAAGACAAGCTATTATAAAAGGTATTGATAATAAATATCCTGTTCTTGAAATTATGAGAGACTTAGGAGTTAATACAAAAACAGGAATAGAGAAATTAAATTTATATGAACAAGTAAGAATATTAGAAGGTTTACCAAACAGAGCAGGATATTTCATAGAAAATAAAACAATCAATAACAAAACATTAAGTGATAGAGGTTCAGGTCTTAAAGAAGTAGTAGAACCTATTATTAAAAAAGGTAAAACAGAATTAGAATTATTTGAAACATATTTATTAAACAGAAGAGCAATAGAATTAAACAAAAGAGGTATTGAAAGTAATTTTGATAATGCTGTAGCAAAAGAATTTGTTAGTAAATATAATTCAAGATTTGAAAATACAGCTAAAAAAATAGACAAGTATCAAAAAGATGTTTTAGAATATGCTGTTGATGGTGGTTATCTTCCAAAATCTGCATTTGATGCAATGACAACAGCTAACAAAAATTATGTAACATTTGCTAGAGAACTTATAGGTTTAGATGGAAAACCGGTAGCAGAAAAAGGAAGTGTCAATCCTTTTAAAGAAATAAAAGGTGCTAAACTTAAAGTGTTTCCACCATTAGAACAAATAGTAAAAAACACAAATACTATAGTTGGTCTTACAGAAAAAAATGCAGTAAAAGTAAAACTTATTGAATTGATTGAGCAAGGTAAGAACAAAGATAAAAATTTATATCCTTTTATAAAAAAAGTAAATCCTCAAAAAACAAATCTTCCTAAAGAAGATTTAATGACAATTAGAAGAGATGGTAAAACTGAAACTTGGAGTGTAGGAAGAGAATTAAAAGAAGCATTAAAAACAATGGATGAACTTGGTGTAAATCACATTGCAAGATTTTTAGGTGCGCCTGCTAGAACTCTTAGAGCTGGTGCAATACTTACACCTGACTTTGCTGTGCCAAACTTTTTTAGAGATACAATGCAAGCAACATTTTTAAATAAAGTTCCTTTTATTCCATTTGGAGATTCTATAATAGGTTTGTTTCATATTTTAACAAAAGGTAATAATAAAAAAACATTAGAGCTTTACAATAAATATATTAAATCAGGTGGTATGCAATCTACATTACTATCAATGGATAGACCTAATTTATTTGATGGTAAAGTTTTTGATATATTATCAAAAGGACCAGTAAGAAACGCAGACAGAGGACCTCTTGCACCTCTTAGAGCTCTTACAAGATTATCTGAGGAGATGACAAGATTTAGAATATTTACAAAAACTTATAAAAAAGCAAAAAAAGAAGGTTTATCTGAAAGAGAAGCTATTGAAAGAGCAGGTTTTGAGGCAAGAAACCTTTTAGATTATGCAAAAAGAGGAACAACTGGAAGATTTATAAATCAATTAGTTCCATTTTGGAACGCAAGAGTTCAAGGTTTGACAAGATTATATGAAGCATTTAGAGATAATCCAACAAGAACTTTAAGTATGATTGGTGTTGTTATTGCTTTACCAACAATAACAAATTATATGGCTTATTATAATAATCCAAATTATAGAGAGCAGCCTAATTGGTTAAGAATGAATTATTGGTACTATGAGGTTGATGATAAACCAAGAAGATTTCCAGTTCCTTTTGAAACAGGAACTTTCTTTAAAGGTTTAATAGAAAAAACTTTAGATTGGTATTTTTTAAATGAAAGAGAAGAGGCTCTAAAATTTGCTGGAGAATTTTTGAAACAATCAGCTAAATCATTTGCTCCATTTCCTCCAGCTTTTACACCTTTTGTTGAGAATTTTGCAAATTACAGTTATTTTAGAGAAGCACCTATTGTTCCAAAATCATTAGATAAAAAATTACCAAATCATTTTTACTATACAGAATACACATCAGAGACTTTTAAATATTACTCTAAAATATGGAATGGTATGGTTGGTGATGATAGTTTACTTGCAACTAATCCTATACATGCAGAGCATGTTTTTAGATCATGGACAGGAGGATTGGGTAGACATTTAATAGATGTATTAGATGCAGCATTAATTAAAGGTGAGTTTATAAAAGACCCTATTAAACCAACTGATACTTTAACTAAAATACCAGTTATAAGAGCTTTTGATGTTAGAGACGTGCCGGGTTATTCATCTACATCCTTAGTTAAATTTTTTGAGGAATATGAAGATGTTTCAAAGATAGTAAATGGTATGGAAAAAGCTAGAAAAGATGGTAATACAGAAGAGTATTTTAAATTGCAAAAACAGTTTGGTGCAGATCATAGTGTTATATTACAATATAGGGAAAGTATTAAAGAGCTAGATATACTTATAAGACAGATTTATAACACTAAAAAATTAGGAGACGGCACAACCATAACACCAGATGAGAAGCGGGAAATGATTGACCGACACTACATGTTAATGATAAACTTTGCTCAAGAAGCGTTAAAACTTCTTGAAGAAATTAGGAAAGAATAATATAGGGATTGTATGACAGTATCAACAACGATAATAAAATCTTCCCATAATGGTAATGGTTCTACAACTACATTTGCATATAATTTTAGAATTTTATCAAACTCAGATTTAGTTGTAATAATTCGTAATAATTCAACAGGCACAGAGACTACCAAAACTTTAACGACTCATTATACAGTTAGTGGAGCTGGTGATCCTACGGGAGGAAGTATAACATTTACTTCTGGGAATATACCTGCTTCTGGTGAAACTGTAGTAATTAGACGAAATGTCCCGCAAACGCAATCTATTGATTATATTGCGAATGATCCATTCCCTGCGGAGACGCATGAAGAGGGTTTGGATCGTGCTACTATGATTGCACAACAAGTATCTGAAGAAGCTGATAGATCAATAAAACTTTCAAGAACAAATACAATGACATCTACAGAATTTACTGTAGGTGCAACAGACAGAGCAAATAAAATTTTAGCATTTGATGGTAATGGTGAAATATCTGTTACGCAAGAACTAGGATCATTTAAAGGTAATTGGTCAAGTGGTACAGCTTATGTTGCGAGAGATTTAGTTAAAGATACATCAACAAATAATATTTTTATTGTAAATACAGCACATACTGCATCAGGTTCACAACCTTTAACAACAAACGCAAACTCAGCTAAATATGATTTAATTGTGGATGCAGCAACTGCAACAACTGCACAAACCGCAGCATCTAATTCAGCAACTGCGGCATCAAACTCGGCTACAGCAGCAGCAACTTCAGAAACAAATGCAGCTAACTCGGCAAATTCTGCAACATCATCTGCATCAACCGCAACTACAAAAGCTAGTGAAGCATCAACATCTGCAACCAATGCAGAAAATGCAAAGAACGCAGCAGAGGCAGCATTAGATACGTTTGACGATAAGTTTTTAGGAAGTAAAACATCTGATCCAACAGTAGATAATGATGGTAATGCACTAACAGATGGTGCTTTATATTTTAATACAACAATAAATGTTATGAAGGTTTATGATCTTGGTAACACACAATGGAAACAATTAGTACCAACAACATCACAACAAGCAAATATTGATACAGTTGCAGGCATATCTAGTAATGTAACAACAGTTGCAAACAACGATTCTAATATTACTGCTGTTGCTGGAAATGCTACAAATATAAATTTAGTGGGATCAAATATTACAAACGTAAATAATGTTGGTTCAAATATTGCAAACGTAAACACAACAGCAGCTAACATTACAGGTGTTAATAGTTTTGGTGAAAGATACAGAGTAGACTCATCTGCTCCTACAACAAGTTTAGATGTTGGAGATTTATATTTTGATACAACACAAAATGAACTCAAAGTTTACAAATCAAGCGGTTGGAGTGCTGCGGGGTCCACCATTAATGGAACATCGGCAAGGTTTACATATACAGCTACTGGTGGTCAAACTACTTTTACAGGCTCAGATAATAATGGAAATACTCTAGCTTATGATGCTGGTTTTATTGATGTTTATTTGAATGGTGTAAAATTAGTAAATGGAACTGACGTAACAGTAACATCTGGCACTTCAGTTGTTTTAGCATCAGGTGCTACAGCAGGTGATAAGTTAGATTTAGTTGGATTTGGTACATTTAACGTAGCCTCTATTGCAGCATCATCAATAACTTCAGGAACTTTAAATAATGATCGTTTGCCTTCACCAACTTTAATTGTTAAAGGTGATGGTTCTTCAGCAGATGGTCAAATACAATTAAACTGTTCACAAAATTCTCATGGTGTAAAAATAAAAGCACCACCTCACTCTGCTGGACAATCATACACTTTAATATTACCTCAGAATGTTGGATCAGCAAATCAAGTTTTAGCTAGTAATGGTAATTCTACAAACCAATTATCTTGGATTGATGCAGCAGAAACTAAACCAACAGTAGCAGATGTATCTCAAACTATTGCTCCAGCTACTGCTACAACAATAAATATTACAGGAACAAATTTTGTTTCAATACCTCAAGTACAATTTATTAATAGTTCTACTGGTGCTATTACAAATGCTAACACAGTATCATTTACAAACGCTACAACATTATCTGTTAATCTTACTTTAGCATCAGGAAATTATTTTGTAAGAATAGAGAACCCAGATGGTAATGCTGGAAGATCAACAAACAATATTTTAACTGCATCTACTGCACCATCATTTACAACTGCCGCAGGTGGATTAGGTACAGTTGCTGGTAATTTTTCTGGTACAGTATTTACAGTTCAAGGATCATCTGATAGTGCTATATCATTTAGTGAAGTTACATCAGGTGGAAATGTATTAACTGCATCATCAGGTGCTAATTGCAGTTTAGCTTCAAATGGTGTAATAACTACAAGTGATTTTGGTGGAACTTCTACAGTAGCAACTTTGTATAATTTCACATTAAGAATTACAGATGCTGAAGGTCAGACAGTAGACAGAGATTTTAGTTTACAATCTAGCTTCGGTGCAACTGGAGGAGCATGTTT